CCGTATCAAGTAGCAGCGTCAGCGTTGCAAACATTTCTTGATCATCTCCATTATAATTTACCTGTTGGTAAAATGGCGTACAGGATTGGAAAAGCATTTGAGAACCAAGCGAGATGGGACAAAGCACTGGAGACCATGCATCCAAGCAAGCTTGATTTGTTAGCACTGGATGACCGATCGAAAGCGATGAAGTTGAAACAGTTCTATCAGTACGAAGAGGAGAGGTTCACACTGTGGGATCGTAAGTGTAAGACTGCTCTGGGTGCTTGGTTATTGGAGGAGATAAGAATTGAGACAGGGTTGTGGGAGATCGGATTTAATACAGGTGGACAGAAGGGACACAAACCAGAACGATTAATCCTACCAACCTCTCAATTTAAGGATTGGATACAACGCTTTGATGCGTGGAAGGAAACTACTCGTGTATTTAAGATGGCATTACCTGACCCTCCGATTGATTGGTATGGTTTGATTGGTGGTGGGTACAGTGTTAAACATATGCCCCCACAGAAATTCTTCACAGGTAAACCGATTGAATGGTTCCAAGATTACGAGAAGAGTTATGAGCACGCTATGAGTGCTTGTAGCAAATTGCAACAGGTAGCTTGGCAGATCAATTCAGATATGTTAGACATTGTACTTAAATGCTGGGAAAACGAGCGTGTTGTTGGAAATATTCCTAACTTTGGTACGATACCAGAGCAACCGAGATACCAAGGCGATTGTTTGCACGAGCTAAGGGCTTGGAAGTTAAAACAAAAAGATATTAAACAAGCCAACGACGCGAACAACAGCAAGCGGTATCAGACTTGTCGTATTCTACACCTAGCTAAGATATATAAGACTTGGGACAAGCTGTACTTTCCGTATCGTTGTGATTACAGGGGTAGAGTGTACGCTTTACCGTACTACTTACATCCACAAGCATCTGACTTAGCTAAGAGTTTGTTAGACTTTAAGAACGGTCATCAAGTGGTGGATGAAGAGGACCTTGAGGCTGTACTTGTCCACGGTGCTAATATGTGGGGAGTAAAAGGTACACGAGCGGAACGGCTTGAGTGGGTAGGAAAGAGACAGAACTTTATATTGGAAGCAGCGAATGATCCACACGGTACTGATTGGTGGACGGAAGCTAGTGATCCGTTTTGTTTTCTGAGATTCTGTTTAGAGTTCAAGAAGTACACAGAAGAAGGGTACGGATATGTTAGCTATCTACCCGTCCGACAAGACTGTAGTAATAATGGTATGCAGATACTGAGTTTGTTATTACGAGACAAAGAGATCGGTAGGATGTGTAACCTGGTAGAACAAGACAAAGCTAATGACATGTACACAGAGTTCAGTGATATGGTGTACAAGGAGCTAGAGAAAGACGGAGGACCATTGGCACAGAGCTGGATGCAGTATGGATTCTCTCGTAAGTTAGCTAAGTTAGCAGTGATGAATAGACCATACGGTGCTACCCACTATAATTTAGTACAGGATTTATTTAAAAGCATAGGAGTTAATCATCCGTGGACTAGTACAGGAGAGATGCTTACCTCTGTTATATGGGTGAGTAAGATCGTTAATCGATTGGCTAACCAAGTATGTCGTCCTGTTAATAAAGTGATGAACTTTTTAAGAGAGAGTGTACGAGCTTTAGGTTATGACTCCGCTGTTACTTGGACAACACCTACGGGATTTAAAGTAATACAGAGCTACCGAAAATACAAGAAGAAGGTAGAGGTACAATCTGTCTTTCAAAACCTGAGCGTTGCTATACAAGTAGAGGAAATGGATGATAAGATTGACCCGAAGGGACAATGCAACGCAGTGACCGCTAACTTTATCCACAGTCTGGACGCATGTATTGTACATCAAGTAGCTAATGAGGTTGACTTTGACCTCGCTACTATACATGACTGCTTTGTGACCCACGCTTGTAATGTACGCAGAATGAATACAATTGTACGAGAAACATATGCAAAGACATTTTCTGTTGATCTCCTGACTGAGTTCCGAATGGAGCAAATCAACAACAACCCGACCGCAGAACTTCCATCCGTGCCGGAGCTTGGAGACTTAGATGTCTCGGCAGTAAAGCGTATGAAGTATCTGTTGTCTTAACACCGATAATAAATAATAGATATGGCACTAAAAGCTAGAACAAAACACGAGATTATTAAAGCTAAAGGAGTGGCTAAGTACTGTCACTTAAATGAACCAAACAAAAAGTTTGATCCAGAGTTTGGTGTGTACAGCTGTGATCTCATCATCGATAAAGAACAAGCAGACGCTATCAAACAGCAGCTTCGTCCGTTGTACGAGCAAGAGCTAAGAGCAACACAAGAAGCTAATCCTGGTAAGGGTATCACACAGCGTGAGTTTCCGATTGAGGAAGTGGATGGTGGATTCTTAATTAAAGCAAAGATCAAAGCTGGAGGACGACGCAAAGATGGTGAAGTATATCACATGTCGATTGCACTGTACGATTCCCAAGGTAAACATCTTGATCCGGAAGTAAAAGTTTGGGGTGGTAGTACAGTAAATGTAGCTTTCCGTCCGAGGTTTTGGTACACAGCATCAATGGGTTTCGGAGTTACCTTTGATCTGCAAGCAGTACAAGTCCTACAATTGGGAGAAGGTGGAGTATCCAGCATCGCAGCATCTGCATTTGGATTCACTACTGAAGAAGAAGGATTTGTTAATGGCGGTGAAAACTTAGAGGGTGGATTTGATGCGGAAGAAACGGAAGAAGAGGTCATCGCCAACTTCTAAGTACCGCTCTGGATTCGAACAAACCTTAGCTAACCAGCTACAGCGTAGTGGTGTTGCTTTTGAGTACGAGACTTTGAAGCTTGAATACCGAAAGGTTGCTACCTACACTCCAGATTTCATACTACCTAACGGCATCATCATTGAGGCCAAAGGTGTGTGGACGGTGGACGATAGGAAGAAGCATCTACTAGTACGAGAACAACATCCACACCTAGACATCCGTCTCGTATTTATGAATGCTTCTAATAAGATACGGAAAGGAAGTGACACCACATACGCTCGTTGGTGCGAAAAGAAAAACATAATATATGCAAATAAACAAATACCTAAGTCATGGCTTTCACCAACACACACCAACCCTGCCCTAAGTGCGGATCAAGTGATGCAAGAGCCACTAACGACGACGGAAGCTGGCATTGTTTCAGCTGTAACCGTCACGATGGAGGAGGAGGACGAGTGAGCGAACCAACACCGAGAGAGTTTGTAACCGGATCACCTCAAGCAATTGCCCGAAGAAACCTGACTGAAGATACCTGCCGTAAGTGGGGATACTGGATGGGTAGTGTTAACGGACAGCCTGTGCAGATAGCTAACTATAAAACAAGAGACGGTAAGACATGTGCACAGAAGCTACGGTTTGCTGACAAGAGTTTTGCTACAAGAGGAGAGCTGATTGGATTGTACGGTCAGCACCTGTGGCGAGACGGAGGCAGACGAGTAGTTGTTACTGAGGGTGAGGTGGATGCGTTGAGTGTCAGCCAAGCTTTCGATAACAAGTGGCCTGTCGTTAGTGTACCTAACGGAGCAGGAGCAGCTAAGAAGTTTGTTGCTCAAGCCATCGATTGGTTAGACAGGTACGATCAAGTCGTGTTCTGTTTTGATATGGATGATGTCGGACGAAAGGGAGCAGCAGAATGTGCAGCACTCTTAACACCTGGCAAAGCACACATCGCAGAGCTACCACTAAAAGATGCGAACGACATGCTTGTTGCGAACAGAAGTAAAGAGTTAGTACAGTGTTTGTTCGACGCTCGTGAGTACAGACCGGACGGTATCGTAAACGGTAAAGAGTTGTGGGATGTTATCTCTCATAAGGAAGAACACAAAAGCAAACCGTATCCGTTTATCGGGCTGAATAGTATCACTCACGGTATGAGGTTGGGTGAACTTGTAACTGTTACTGCTGGTAGTGGTATCGGTAAGAGTCTGTTCTGTCGAGAGATAGCACACCATCTGTTAGGGTTGGGTGAGACTGTTGGTTACATAGCTCTTGAAGAATCCGTACGACGAACAGCGTTAGGTATCCTTGGTATCCACATGAACAAACCACTACACCTAGATGATGATATGTTAGATGAGAATGAACTGAGACCTGCGTTCGACAGGACAGTTGGTAACGGTAAGTTCTACACCTACGATCACTTCGGTAGTATGGAGAGTGACAATCTGTTATCTAAGATTAGGTATCTGATCAAGGGCTTTGATTGTAAGTGGATATTCCTAGACCACCTATCGATTGTTGTTAGTGGTATCCAAGGAGACGATGAACGCAGATTGATAGATAATACAATGACCAAGTTACGATCTCTAGTTGAGGAGACAGGGTGCGGTATGGTATTGGTCAGTCACTTGAAGCGTGTGGATACTGGACATGAAGAGGGTGGACGAGTAAGTCTGCATCACCTCCGAGGTAGCCAAGCAATCGCACAGTTAAGTGACATGGTCATCGGACTGGAACGCAACCAACAAAGCGACCGACTATCTAACGAAACAAAAGTAAGAGTACTGAAGAATCGATTCAGTGGTGAGACCGGACACTGTAGTACATTGTATTACAACATAGACACCGGACGATGCACTGAGGAAGAGAGAGCTAGTACATTTAACGATGAAGAAACAAATAATGAACCATTCTAAAAACAAATATGAGAACACTATTCTTTGATATAGAAACAAATGCTCTTGAAGACTTCACTAATCTAAGTGACTTGGAAACTGTACACTGCTTGTCTGTGTACGATCCGATGACTCCTAAGATGGTGACCTTTGCAGGAGATAGTATACACCGTGGACTGACAGCACTAGCAGAAGCAGACCGTATCGTCGGACACAATGTTATTAAGTTTGATATACCTGCACTGAAGAAGATGTACGGATTCTCTCCACCTCTGGTTAAAGTAGTAGATACATTGGTGATGAGTCGTTGTATCTTTTCTGACTTACGCAACGAGGACTTCGGACGGAACAACTTCGATAAAGCACTGGTTGGTAGTCACTCGTTGAAAGCTTGGGGACACCGGATGGGTAAAGCTACGAAGCTGACATACGGAGAAGAGGACGGTGCATTCGATCATTACAACGATGAGATGAAGAAGTACTGTGAGCGTGACTGTATAGTTACACAG